TCCCCACCCCCCAGTACGTCCCGACCGCGCCCCACGTCTCGTCCGTGGACGGCGGGAGCGAGAAGGACCCGAAGGATTCGCCCGAGTTCCACTCGACGCGGCACTGGTCCGATCCCTTAAGCTGGGCGGTGAGGTAGCCCCACCGGAACGCCTTCGACAGCGCGTCGTCCCCGCAGTAGAGGCGGTGGAGCTGCGCGGTCAGGGAGTAGCGCGACCCACCGGTGCCAGCCGCCGCGACGTTATCGCGGAAGACCCCCGGCGCGTCACAGAGGGTGACCCACCCCGAGGCATCGCCCTTCAAGACGACGGGCAACCCCGAGCTGTTGATGGTCTCGAACAGGCAGGTCGTGTCGGGGTCGATGAACCCTCCGTCCCACGGCCCCGACCACGAGTCCAGCACCGTGTGGTACTGGTAGCACCCGTAGCCCGGAATCGAAATCCACAGCTCCTTGGTGGCGCGGTTGATGAGGCACCGAATCTTGTCGAACTCCGACGAGGAGAGCTGCCGGATGATGGGCAGGATGGGGTCCGGCTTGGTGGGCGTCCCGACCGGCGCCACCTCACTCTCGTTGCAGCGGTACAGCCCGCGCTCCGAGATGAAGAAGCCGATGTTATTGGACGCCACGATGCTCTTGGCGGCGATGGTGCCGACGTCAGCCGTGACGCCGGCCGGCTGGGCCGTGATGTCGTCCTGCCCGAACCCCGTCAGGCGGGAAATCCCGCGCCGATGGAAGATGAGCAAGCTGGTGTTGATCGAGGCCAGCCCGACAATCTTCTCGTCGCCGAAGGTACGGACGATGATCTGCCCGCCACCCCCCGCGCCATAGCCCAGCGTGTCCCCGTCATTCAGCGCCGAGTAGAAGATGCTGTCCGGGAAGCTGCTGTTCCCGCACGCCCAGAGCCGCTCGTTGTGGACCTGGAGCGTGTCGACCGCGACCGTGTTGGCGATGTCGACCGTCAGTGCCGAGCCGGACCACTTGTTCAAGAGGCCGCCGTCGGCGATGTAGACCACGTCGTTCCCGCCCGTGTCTCGGAACTGGGCGAAGTCGGGCGCGACGGTGGTCGAGAGCGCCCCCGACTGGGTCGCAAAGGTCCACGGAAAGGTGCCGTAGGTCGTCGTCCGCAGCACCCCATTGCAGACGGCCAGGATCTGGTTCGTCCCGCCGTCCTGCTGGAAGGTGAAGCCGTTCAGCACGGCGGCCGCCGCCAGCGCGTTGGTGGAGGTGCGCTGGGTGCCGCCCCGCTTGGTGGCCGCTCCGTAGTCCGTCAGGCGGAGGTTCGTGGCCCGCCGGAGCTGGTCCGGCTGGAGCGCGGAGTCGTCGGAGACGTCGTTCAGCCCCCCCACCATGGCGGGCTGTTGGTCGACCAGCTTCTCGCGCGCCATCAGCCGCCCGCCCAGTCGTACTTCTGGTCGGGGTAGGCGAGCATCGTCGGGTTGATGGTGCGGCGCCGGATGTCATCCAGCATCCCCGCCCGCAACTCGGCGGCTTCCCGCTTCAGGACCTGCGCCGCGACGGACTCGGCCCCGCCCTTATTGAGCAGTCTGGCCCCCGCCTCATTGGCGATGATCCACTCCCCGCCCAGCGGGAAGGTGATGGTCGAGGCGTCGGACCCCAAGTCCGACAGCGAGGTCGGCTTGTAGTTGACCGCGACATACAGCGTCGTCCCGCTCGCCACCGGCAGGATCTGCACCTGCTCGCCCACGATGTAGTAGAGGCGGGGGTAGGTCGGCAGATAGTTCGTGGTGGTCGCCAGCGGGACATCCTGGAACCGGGTCTGGGCGTACAGCACGTTCCCGTCCGAGACGGACAGGATACGGTAGAAGTTCTGCTGGCTGTCGCCCGCGCCGTTATTGAGCGAGGTGAAGGCGACGACGCCGTTCGCGTCCGTGGTCACCGTCCGCATCCCGTAGGTGTAGTACTGGGAGGCGTTCAACAAGTTCGACCACTCATCGTCATACACGACGTTCAGCACGCTCTTGATGAGGCTATCAGACCAGCGGTCGGAGCCGACCGCGTCCATCGCCTCGCGCGTCAATGTCACCAGCTCTGCGCGACTGACTGCCATGCACGCCTCGGTTAGCTAAGTTTCTTGGGCCGGCCCCGCTTCTTGGGCAGGACGGGGGACTCCAGCGCCTCGGTCAGCGCCTCCTCAATGGCGGCGTCGACGGGGGCAGTGGCGTTATACTCGTGGACATGATCCGCCATGTTGCGGACCTCGTCCTTGGGATACTGCCGGAGCATCCGCTCCAGATACGCCGGCGCCTCGTCCATCCGACACGCCAAGGGCAGATACCCGATGATGTCATAGGCGCTGGCGGGGTCGGTTTGCCCCGTCTGCACCCGCTCCCACCGGCGATCGTTCGTATCCCACGTCATGCACACGGCCCAATGCTGGGCGGTGTAGTCCATGTACTTGAGATGCAATCCGGCGTGGAGCGCCCGGAGCCGCGCCACAATATGCGTGGGCGGCTCGGGCTGGCCGGCACTGTTGAGCAGTACCGGCACCACTTACTCCGCGACCAACAGCTCGGCGGTCACGAAGAAGTCCGTCGGCTGACCGGTCACCGTGCTGGCGGCGGTCACCTTCACTTCCAACGTGTCGCCGACATCGAGCGTCCGCTGCGCCTGCGACAGCGTAGACAGCAACTCGATGGCGTACCCCTCGCGCGCCACCTGCGTGGCGGTGAGGAGGTCGACCGCATCGGTCAACACCACGGCCGCGTTGGCCGAGGCATCGTACTTCTGAACGACGGCCGTGACGGCCCCGCCCGACGTCATCAAGACCGCCTGGCTGACGATGAACTTCGAGAGATACCCCTTCTGCGGATACCCGCCAAACGAGAAGGTCGTATCCCCGCTGTTCCCCACGGTGCCGTCCAGGCGCCCGACGACCGCGACCGGCATGACGCCGGAACGGTTCGCCTTGGGGCCAAAGAACGGAAAGACAAACGCCATAAGATTCTCCGAAAGGGCAAGGGGATGGGGAGCGCCACCCTATGTGACGCCCCCCGAACCCGATTACGCGACGTGCGTGTAGCGCGCCGTGTCGGTGTACCCCGTGATCGAGCCGTTCGCGTTACGCGCAAGGCAGGCGAGGTTCCCGTACCAGCCGTAGGTCGTCTCGAAGGCATCACGCCCCGAGAGCCAACGCCACGGGCCAGCGCCCTCGAACTCGACGAAGCCCCAATCCTTCGCATCCACCCACGCGAGCGAGGGGAGATGGAGGAGGTAGATCGTCCCGGCCGGGACATAGTAGTCCTGGACCATCGGGATGCCGCACACCTCAAGCGCCTTGTAGCCGCCCTTGATGGTGGTGCTGAACTCGCCGGCGGTGAACCGGCGCTGCCCGACCATCGACTCCATGAGCTTCTTGGCGAGGCCAGGGGTCGTCATGAGCAGGAAGTCCTTCGGACGCACCATCGCGTCCTTGCCCGAGCGGCCGGCGATCTTCTGGATGAGATCCCAGATGTCCGACTCAGTCGGCTGGTTCGCATCCGGGGTGTCGGTGCCGGCGACCATGCGGGTCGCGTCCCAGATCCCGTAGGACGACGCCGAGATGTTGTGGAGCGAGGCGTAGGACCCACCACGGTTGGTGATGTTGATGAGGCCGTTCATCGCGCCGTTGAACGAGGTGTCCGAGGCCGTCGCCTTGACAATCTTGTCCGTCGCCGCCATGCCGCTGATGGCCGTCCCGAGGGTCAGCGTGGCGTTGTCGCCGCTGTTCGAGATGGCCGTGATGGCCGAGCGGCCAAGGACCGCGTTCGACACCGAGGTGTCGAGGACGGCGATGTAGTCGCCGACCGAGAGGAGGAGCGACCCCTGACCCGCACCGCTCACGCCGTAGGGCGAGGAGACGATGATCTCGGTGGTGCTGTTGACGGTCCCGACGAGGGCCACGACACCATCCGCCTTATTGTGGAGCGCCTGCTGCATGAGCAGGGTGGACGCCTCCTTGATTTCCTCCATCGTCTTCTTGGCGATGGTGGTGAAAGCGGCATCCTTGGACTGCGTGCCAACGAAGGCGAGGCCGTCGATCTGGCGGGTCGTGTACGCACGCACCACGCCGACGTTCGCCTGGACTTCCTGCGCCGTGGTGTCGGGCGGGAAGTAGCCGGCGGACGAGAACGTCGCGCCAGAGGGACGTCCGGTCACGACGTCGAAGAACACGTTGTTGCCACCCCAGCGCATGTTGCGGGGGCCGCCAGCGCGACCCTTCTCAAGCTGGGCGAGGAGCGGAGTGACGAGGTTCTGCACCTTCTCGCGGAACTGCGAGTAGACGTTCTTCAGAAGCCCAGTCAGCTCCGCATCGGTGATGACAGTAGGAGCAGGCATTTCGGTTTACTCTGTGTGTGTGTTAACGGATTGACGACAGGATTTCGTCCATCGCACTATCGAGGGCGTCATCCAGCGTCTTGGGTTTTCCAGCCTTGGGTTTCCCCTGTTGCTGCGTCGCGGCACGACCCACGGGCTTGGTGGCTTGGCCCAGCGCCCGCTTGGCTTTCTGCGCTTCGACTTGTGCTTTCACCGCAGCCTGTTGCGCCTCGACCACTTGGGGCGGGGTAGCAACCTCACTGCGGCGGGCATGGGTCATCTGCGCCCAGATCGCCAGGTCATTCACGATGTACTGCCGAGCCGAATCGAACTGGGACGCCGGGAGATAGGGCTGGCCATTGGGCCCCACCTGGGCGTGCAGTTGCATGGCATACGCCATCCGCTCTTCCAACTCTTCTGGCGTCACTGAGGGCAGGGTCTGGGCAATCAAGTCCAGAGCTGGCTTCACTTCCGCCTGATAGAACTGCTGTCCGTGCTGTTGGATCTGGGTCATCTGTGCTTCGACCCGGACCCGTTCCACCTCTCGCTCCGCGCGTTCAGCCCGCTTCTCTGGGCTGTTCTCCGCCTGATAGGCGTCGCGGACGGAGAGGAAAAAGTCCTCATCTTGGAGCAGGCGTTCGAGCTGGGCTTCGCGCTCCGACAAGAGCTGGGCGTACTCCTCCCGCTCGGCCTGCAACGCGTCGGCCTGCTGTTCCACCTGCTTGTACTGCTGCTCGCGGGCCTCGTTATAGACGCCGAACTGCGCGAGCTTCACCACCTGGTCCAGCCGGTCCTTGCGGACCTTGCCGTTCGCCTTGTACTCGACGATCAGCGCCGGAATCTCGACCTCGCCTTCCGCGTCGCGGAGGACGAACTCGGTGGCCAGCTGGTCCTCGACCACCGGGACCGCGACATACCCTTCGGGTAACGCGGGGTCGTCCGGGGTCTCGTCCGTGGCGTCGGCTGGGGCGTCCTCATCGGATGCCTCCGTCAAGCAAGTTTTTAGATTGACATTGATGTGTTGTCGTAAAGAAATACTATTTTTTTAATAAACAGACAAGGCT